ATCTGTAAGCAATGCTCAGATGCCATCAATCGTCCTTCAAGTGTGAACATCAAACCCATCACAGTTTCTTATGATGAGGTGCGTAAGTTTTACCACTACAGCAACTCTCTGCTAGTCGCACGGTAAGCATCACACAAGGGAATAAGATGCGCCCTATAAAGACACTTACTTGACACACAGTTTCTTACACTTTTCTTCTTTATTATGACCAAGCAAGTTCTCACCTCTCTGCTTGCCCAAGGTAACACTGGCACTGAGATTCTGTCCATTCTGGATGCAATCGTTGCTGAGCAATCCTCTGAGCAGGGTTATAACGAACCCACTGCAGATAGCATCGAGTTCTGATACTAACTGTGTGCCCCTTGGTTGACACTGAGGGGCACTTATGTTATTATGCGTTAATGTAGTCGTTTGGCAGTTAATTGCGGGCGGTTGTTATAGGCGCGTGGCGGCGTTGCGTTATAAAAAACCCAAACTACCCTAACCTACAGAGGTGACAAAACGCGAACGATATATCAATCTCAAAAAAATTTTCCGGAAGTATGATTAGTCTTAAAAACCCCCGCAGATATACACGGAGGGCACCATATTGGAATTTTTGGAAGGTTGTATTGGCGGGATGGATGATTCGTTATCCACGCCCCTTTTTTGTTGCACTAGGATTTTGTGTGGTTGTGATATATAATGCGGTATCAAAATAAGATCGAAAGAAAAAATTCCGGAGATATTTTTTATGACTCATAACGAAAAAATATATCACATCTATGCAAAGGATAAGTGTATCTTTCATTCTCTGAGAGAGGAAGAGTTTGATACAACATGGAATACTTTGAAGAATCTTGTTGGTCTAATGAAAACTGATTATAGTGAAAGTGATTTAAGTTATGAGGAACTCTTAGTAAACAAGAAGGTGGTTGGCGATTCTTCTTATTGACAAACACATATATAGACTGTTAAAATTGAACTTGATGGTTGATTTAACTTATGGCAAAAGGATTTACTGTTAAAGCTACTGCACCAAAACCCAAAGAAGTCGAATGGGATATTGATGCAATTAAAGAAAGAATGAAAGGTAAGAGTATTGTATTCTGTCTTCCTGGACGTGGATGCTCTTTTATTTTTCTGAAGAACTTTGTACAACTGTGCTTTGATATGGTACAGAATGGTATGAGTATTCAGATTTCTCAAGATTATTCTTCTATGGTTAACTTTGCACGATGCAAATGTCTTGGTGCAAATGTTCTTCGTGGACCAAAGCAAATTCCTTGGGATGGTAAACTGCAGTATGATTATCAACTTTGGATTGACTCGGATATTGTCTTTGACACTAACAAGTTCTGGCAACTCTGTGATCTTGCTCTGAGTGAGGATGGTACAGAACGTGAAGTTGTTGCTGGTTGGTATGCTACAGAGGATGGACACACAACTTCTGTCGCACACTGGTTAGAGGAAGATGATTTCCGCAAGAATGGTGGAGTGATGAATCATGAAACCGTTGATTCTATTCAAAAGCGTAGAAAGCCCTTCACAGTGGATTACACTGGATTTGGTTGGGTACTGATTAAGAAAGGAGTATTTGAGAATCTCGAATATCCTTGGTTTGCTCCTAAGATGCAAGTATTTGAATCTGGGAACGTACAGGATATGTGTGGTGAGGATGTTTCATTCTGTCTTGATGCTAAAGAAGCAGGCTTTGAGATTTGGTGCGATCCTCGCATTCGTGTTGGACACGAAAAAACCCGTATTATTTGATTAGGAGATTATTATGGCAAAGGGCGGATCTAATAAAGTACTTTTTCAACCTGGAGCACCAAAGAAAACTCGCCAAGGACGCTCCCCTCGCACATTACTGAGTCCAACTTCTCGTAATGGACGCAAGAAAAAATATCGCGGTCAAGGCAAATAATATAGATAAAGCAGGAAGCAATTCCTGCTTTTTTATTAGGTGTTATGGCATATTTAAATCACAATCTTCCAACGATTACTTGTTACATACGTAATGAGTTTTTATATAATCATAAAAAAGGGCACGGTGAGGTAACTTTATGCGACGTACACTCCGTAGCGTCCTTAGAGAAGCACGTACCCCTCTTTGAAGCGTTTTTAGAGAATGGGGTTAACTGGACTCGTAGACCCATTCATGCATTTTGCTGGAAACCAGATGCACCTGTTCCGAAATTAGAAGAGTGTATGTGGTGGGATTGCTTTTCTCCTTATGTTGATGTTCAAATTCGTTCAAGACTAGCAGGACTACGTGCTGAATTAGTCAATTATAAAGGAGAAAAGAATGAGGGAACTTATTTGTTTACTCTTGATTGGTCATGGGAATCAAAATCTACATTGAATACTAATTTCAGTGAAACACCAGAGCATAAATGTGCTCATTTTTTCAAGATGGATAATGGAAATTTCTATGCATACCCTAATAATAAGATATTATGGTATGATGATGCATGGATTCGCAATAGAATTACCAAAAATCCAGGATATGAAATTGATTTAACCGAATATTCCGTCGAAAATCGTCGCAAAATCGAAACATCTGATGATTTTATGTACGAAATCAAAGAAATTCGGGATAGCAACCCCGTAAAAAGTTCTGATTTAACAAATCAGGAGCAAAAAAATGACCAAAAAAGTCGATAAAGATGAAAATTTTATGAAAAATCAGTGGGGAACTGAGTTTTTATCATCAGAATATGGTTGGGAACAGAAAATCAACAAGCAGAGAATGCTTCGTGAGATTTCAAACGATGATCTAACACCAAAAAAGCATGATTTTTTCCATCAAAACGAAATTCACTCAAAAATTCGTAATGATGAAGACTATGATGACTGGGAATATGGCACTGAACCACTCTATGAATCAAAAAATCCTTAATAAATAAGGTAGAATTGTAATATTCAATGCCTGTAGAAAGGGTAAGTAAAGGTTTTAGGGATGTTAGTATGACTTTTCAGAGCAATCCTCTGAATGGTGACTTGATTGCGCTTAAAAATGAAAATGCGATTGCAAGATCAATCCGAAACATTGTATTTACCCTTCCTGGTGAGAAATTTTTTAATCCAGACTTTGGATCTAGAATTTCCAGAACACTTTTCGAAAATGTTGATGATATTTCTGCATCGATTATTGTTGATGAAATTAGACAGTCAATTATAAATTATGAACCAAGAGTTAGATTGATTGATGTTCAGTCTTTTCCTGATTATGACAATAATGCTTTTGACGTAACAATCATCTATGAAGTTATAGGAATAGATGCTTTACCTCAAGAATTACAGTTTGTATTGCAACCAACTAGGTAAAAATGCCATTAGTCAATTTTTCTAATCTGGATTTTGACCAGATTAAATCTACACTTAAAGATTATTTAAAGTCAAACTCCAATTTCACGGACTATGACTTTGAGGGGTCTAACCTCTCAACAATTCTTGATGTTTTGGCATACAACACCTATATTACTTCATATAATGCAAACATGGTTGCAAATGAAGTTTTTATTGATAGTGCAACTCTGAGAGAGAATGTTGTAAGTCTTGCAAGAAATATTGGATACGTACCAAGATCTAGAAAAGCAGCAAGAGCAACGATTAGTTTTTTTGTAGACACAACTAATCTGACTACTGCTCCACCAGCATCAATTACTCTCCACAAAGGTATTGTTGCAACAACATCTGGTGCTTTTGGTAATCAATCTCTTATATTCTCTATTCTTGAGGACATCACAGTTCCAGTCTTTAATAATATTGCATCGTTCGATGAAGTAGAAATTCACCAAGGATCTTTACTATCTTCAAACTTTACATATAGTGCAAGAAATGTAAATCAGAGATTTGTTCTGCCAAACTCTGGGGTTGATACTGAGTTAATTTCAGTATCAGTTAAAACAAATGAGAATTCAACAAACTCTGTAAAATACTCTCTTCAAGATAGTCTATTCACAGTTAAGTCTGATTCCAATGTATATTATATCCAAGAGATAGAAGATGAGAGATATGAATTACTTTTTGGTGATGGTGTTTTTGGTAAGAAATTAGAAGAAGGAAATTATATTACAGCAAATTATATTGTTTCTGATGGTGATAGTGGAAATGGCGTGAGTCAATTTTCTTTTGCTGGAAGACTAACATATACAAGAAACTCAATAACATATCCTATTGAATCGGGAATTTCTTTAGTATCTACAGGTCTCATTTCATCTGGTGGAGAAAACATTGAATCTGTGGATTCAATTAAAAAGTATGCTCCAAAGATATATGCATCTCAAAATAGAGCACTAACTGCAGATGATTATGAAAGTCTGATACCAACAAAAATTTACCCAGAAACTGAATCAATTTCTGTTTTTGGTGGAGAAGAACTAATACCACCTCAGTATGGAAAAGTATTCATTAGTATCAAGCCAAGGTTTGGTGATTTCCTACCAAACTTAATTAAAGAGAATATTAAATTAAAACTCAAAAAATATGCAGTTGCAGGTATAGTGCCTGAAATTTTAGATCTTAAGTATCTTTATCTTGAAGTGAATTCGAAGATCTATTACAATACTAATTCTGCACCATCTGCAGAAGCAGTTTCTTCAATGGTTCAAAGTAATGCAACTAAGTATGCAGAATCTTCAGAATTAAACAGATATGGTGCTAGATTTAAGTATAGTAAATTTTTAAAAATTATTGATGACAGCCACGAATCAGTGACTTCGAATATAACAACTATTCAGATGAGACGTGATCTTAGAGTTGTTTTAAATTCTTTTGCAGAATATCAAATTGGATTTGGAAATGAATTCCATATTCGCAGTATAAATGGATACAATATTAAAACAACTGCATTTAGAATATCTGATGTTCAGCAAGATGTATATCTATCAGATGTTCCAAATAGTGATAGAGTGACGGGATCACTTTTCTTCTTCACATTGCCTTCTGAAAATTCTACAACTCCAACAATTATAAAAAGAAATGTTGGTAATATTGACTATAAAAGGGGAATAGTGACGATTAATCCTGTCAATATCCAGGCAGGAAAAATAAAGGATGGTCAAACAATTATTGAGATATCTGCAGTACCTCATTCAAATGATGTAGTCGGATTACAGGATTTATATTTGCAACTAGATATAAGTAACAGCAATTTTGAAATGGTGGTGGATAGTATTTCTTCAGGACTAGATCCTTCAGCATCCAATTATATAACTTCTTCTAGTTATGCAAATGGGTCTCTAGTTCGCTCTACTGGAGAAATCGGTGCTGTATCAGCAAATGTAGTTGTATCAACTACAACTGGAAGTGCAACAAATCCAAGTACAACCACAGTTACCTCCACAACAGGAGTAACTAATACATTCACCACTGGGTCATCCTATTAATAAAAGTAAGATAGTAAAATGATAGAAAAAAGAATTCAGTTTCAGAACGTTGTTCAGAATCAACTTCCAGAATATGTAAAGGAAGAGTTTCCATTAATATCTGAATTTTTGAAGCAATATTATCTTGCTCAAGAGTTTCAGGGTGCTCCAGTAGATCTTATTCAGAATATTGATCAATACATTAAACTAGATGAAACGACAAATCTTACAGGAAGTGTAATATTAAAAACTAACTTAGATTATGCAGATGAAACTATTGAAGTTGATTTAATCCAGTCACCATCCGGAACAAATGGGTTTCCAGATTCTTACGGTCTTATCAAAATTAATGATGAGATAATAACATACACTGGTAAAACTTCTACATCTTTTACTGGATGTATTAGAGGATTTTGTGGGATAACTTCTTATGTATCGGAGAGTAATCCAGAACAACTGACCTTTTCTTCATCCAATGCAGATTTACACACAGGTAGTGTATATGGAACAAATAGTGAATTAATTACAGAGGGTGATAAAATTGAAAATTTAAGTAATCTTTTCTTAAATGAATTTCTTAAAAAGACAAAGAATCAAATATTACCAGGATTTGGTAATAGAAATTTAGATAAAGATCTGGATCAGAATCTCTTTATTAAACAATCCAAAGATTTTTATTCTAGCAAGGGAACAGATCGTTCTTTTGAAATTCTATTCAAAGCATTATATAATGAAAATGTAGAGATTGTAAGACCGAGTAATTATCTCTTTACCCCGTCAAATGCAAATTATAGAATAACTAATGACCTAGTTGTAGAAAGCATTTCTGGCGATCCAACTCAGTTGGAAAATTCATTTTTATTCCAAGATGAATACGGTTCATCTTTCTCAAAAGCATATGCTCCTATTACTAATATTGAAAAAATAGATTCTGGCGTAGGAAAGACTTTTTATAAACTCAGTTATGATGCTGGATATAACAGAGATATTATTGTAGATGGATCATTATATGGTGGATTTAAGGTACACCCCAAAACAAGAATAATCGGTAGAGTATCTGCAGGTGCAACAGTACTTGATGTAGACTCTACTGTAGGATTTGGAACATCTGGAGAACTTACTGTAAAGTATAACGATAGAACCACAGGTACAATATCGTATACGTCAAAGTCTCTTACACAGTTCTATGGATGCTCTGGAATAAGCAAATCAATTCTAGATGCGGAAGAAGTTGGAATTAATACTTATGCTTATGGAAGGTATTATACTTTCGAAAATGTTGGGTCATCATCAACGGTAAGAACGGAAAATATTGTCACTCTGAGAATTAATTCAGTTCTTTCGAATTTTGAATACGAAGAAAAGTCTAATTATTATACACCAAAAGATACATCTATTATAAAAACTTTAGGTTCTTCTGCTAAAGATTTTATATCTAAAAATTGGTTCTATAATGTTTCTTCTATTCATGAAGTTACAAAAAATGGATTAGTACTATTGAATGTCGCAGACAACACTTATGGCATAACTTTAAAAACTGAACACTATTTTAGAGAAGGTGATATTATTTCTATCATTGAAGGTGATGTTGAAAGAGAAACTGCAGTAATTAAAACAGTAACATCTAAAACTTCTTTCCAAGCATCTCTGGGAAGCAGATTTACTTTATCGGCTACTCAAGATTATAAAGTAAAAAGAAGAATACTGAAAGCACAATCAAATACTTTTAAATTAACCAACTACTCATCTAACGTTCAAAACGTATATACAAGTCTTCCAAGCACAGGAGATAAAGCCACTAAGATTTTAGTATCTTCTCCATCTCTACCATATTACAATGGGCAACCAACAGATGTTTCTGATAGATCTGTTGTTTTCTCTGGAACATTTTCTGCAAACAGCAATGGAACACAATTCACCATAAGAAATCATAATTTCTACACTGGAGATGCGGTCTATTATATTCCAGAAAAAGTAGATACTCAATACACCAATCTTTCGGGAATAAGTAGTGCAGGTCTTACTGTAAATTCGAGTATATTCAATGATGATAATTTTGTCATTACTGGAATAGTTAACGGAGAGGAAGTTTTTAATAGAGTTCCTGAGAATGAAAGACTGTATTTTATTAAAAAAATTGATAGAGATACAATTAAGCTTGCTAGAAGCAGAGATGACATTTTTAATTCAAAATTCATTGATATAAAAAATAATAAGACAGTAACTAATAATAAATTTGTACCTTACAATTTCAAATTAAAAACTTTAGAACCACAAAAAATACTCAGAGAAGTCTCAGAACCAATTGTTGATGGCAAATTTTACGAAACAGAACCAGGTTTTAATGGAATCCTAATAAATGGTGTAGAAATTTTAAATTATAAATCAACTGATCTTGTAAAATATGGAAAAATTGAAGAGGTTGAAGTAGTTTCTCCTGGAACTGATTATGATATTATTAATCCCCCAGTAATTGATATCAATGACCGTGTTGGTACTGGTGCAACTGGATATGTTGCAGTTTCTGGATCCCTTGATGAAATAAGAATTATTAATCCTGGATTTGATTTTAAAGAAATTCCTGATGTAAACATAACTGGTGGCAATGGAACTGGTGCTCTAGTTTCAGTTAATATGAAACTCATTGAGCATTCATTGGATTTCTTCTCGGATGCTGGATCTGCAAGAATTTCAATAGGAGCATCTAATTCTACAATTGGATTTACAACATATCATAGATTTAGAAATGCTGAAAGAGTAATATACTTAACAGATGGACAATCTGCAGTTGGTGGAATCGCCACAGGTGCTTCTTATTATGTTTCTGTTGTCAATCAATCAACAGTAAAACTACATCAAACACAATCTGATGCTATATCTGGTATAAACACAGTAACACTAACATCATTTGGTGTTGGAAAACATCACTTAAAATCCTTTAACAATAAATCAATACTTGAATCAATTAATGTAATTGATGGTGGTTCTGGATATGCAAACAAGCAAAGATCTGTAAGTTCATCTTCGGGAATAAGCACATCTCTTGGACAAATAACCATAAGAAATCACGGTTACAACTCTGGAGAAATTTTAAGATATGTTGGAGTATTAACCAGTACAGATTCTCCTATTGGTGGAATATCAACAAATACTGATTACTACGTAACAAAGGTTGATAGTGATACATTTAAGCTATCTTCTGTTGGTTTAGCAACCGATAATATTGACTTTAACTATCGCACAAAACAATATGTAAAACTAACTTCGGTTGGTAGCGGAATTCATTTATTCAATTATCCACCAATATCTGTAACAATTTCTGGAGGAGAACAGGTTCCAGCAGTCATCCAACCTATTTTTAGAGGAAGTATTGATTCTATACATCTAACAAATAATGGAGTTGGTTATGGTTCTTCAGAGATTATTAACCTCGATAGACAACCAGTAATAACTCTAAAGAGTGGAAAAAATGCTCAGTTATATCCAATAGTTAATAATGGAAAAATAACAGAAGTATTAGTATCAAATTCTGGAGTACAATATAATTCTCCACCAGACTTAATTATTGAAGGTGATGGAATTGGAGCTGTAGTAACCCCTGTGATGAATGGTTCTACACTAGAGTCCGTCAAAGTTATCGAAAGTGGTGCTGGATATACTCAGTCTAGAACTACTATTAGAGTATCTTTTTCAGGTAACGGAGCATCGTTTAAAGCAAAAATTCAAACTTGGAGAGTAAATCTATTCCAAAAGTACTTTAACACTTTTACAAATGATGATGGAATTATACATGAAGGTATTAGTGGAAATTACGGATTACAATATTCGCATTTGTATGTCCCAAGAAAACTGAGAGAAACCGTTTATTCAGTAGATCAGGATGGACAAATTCTCTATGGACAAAAAGATTTACCATTCATCAATAATAAAGAGTCTTCCCCAATAAACCATTCTCCAATAATTGGTTGGGCATATGATGGTCACCCAATATACGGACCATATGGATATGTAACAAAATCGGGCGGTATCGTATCTCAAATGAAGTCCGGTTACGTTGAAGAATCTTCTAAAAAAGAAAATAGACCACCAATTGGAGATGGAGAGGGGCAATTCCCTGCAGGTTTCTTCGTTGAGGATTTTACATATAAAAAGTCGATAGATGAAACTGTTCTAGACGAAAATAATGGAAGATTCTGTGTAACTCCAGAATTTCCAAAAGGCACTTATGCATATTTTGCAACTGTTAATTCCTTATCTGTAGATGCTTCCCCACCTTTCCTAAACTATAAGAGACCAACTTTTCCATATTTAATCGGTAATAGTTTTAGAGGAGTTCCTAATAAGTTCAATTACAGATATGATTCCAACCAAGACAATTATGATCTAAACTCAAATAAGTGGTTTAGAAATACCGATCCATATAATTTACTCGGTATAAACTATGATTATGATTATATTTCTCTACCAAATAAGTTAACCCAAACTGTAGACGTAACTGCAGTATCTCCGGGATTTGTAGATACTGTGGGAATAGTTACTGGTGGAAATAATTATAAGATTAATGACAATGTAGTTTTTAATAATACTGGAACTGAAGGTGATGGTGCTATTGCAAGAGTAAGTAGAATACTCGGAAAACCCGTTACTAGTGTTAGTGTAGCAACTACAACTATTTTTAATGTAAGTATAGTTCCTTCAGACAATAAGGGAAATTATACAGTCATTTGCGATAATCCACATAACTTTGAAAAGTTTGATACTGTAAATGTTCTTGGATTGTCAACAACTTCTTCCAAGATAGAAGGCACATATAGAATTGGTATCGGTTCTACAGCACTATTCTCTGTCATAGGACTTGGTACAACATCTCCTGGCATTGCAACAGTTGGTGCAACTGGAGTGGTTACTTATTTTAGCGTATCTGGAAGATTTGATAATGTTAGAGAGAATGATATACTTGGAATTGGAACAGAAAAAATAAAGGTACTTAATGTTGAACCTAGATTCTCTAGAATAAGGGTTTTAAGGGCAGTTGATGGTACTGTTGGATCTTCACATTCAGTAACAACAGTAATTTATGATGACCCAAGAAGGTTTACAATTAATGCAGGGTTCAGTACAACATACAACTATAAAGAAAATAGACAAATATATTTTAATCCAATAGAATCTGTTGGATTGGGAACTCTTGCTGGAGTTGGTATTGGAACTACAATCTCTCTGGCAAATCCAGGAACAGGTATAACTCAGATTTTCATTCCAACAAAATCAATTTATATCAAAAACCATAATCTCAATACAGGAGATCAAGTAACTTATTCTGCAAACAATGGTAGTGGTCTCATTGTATTGGAATCTGGTGGAGTTGGTATTGGAACAACTCTAGCAGATCAGCAAACTTTATTTGTTGCAAAACTCAGTGAAGATTTGATTGGTCTGGCAACAGTTAGAGTTGGATTAGGAACGACTGGAACATTTGTTGGAATTGCAAGCACACTAAGATCATCCACAACACTGTTCTTTACTGGTGTTGGTACTGGGGTATATCATAGCCTTAAGACAAATTATTCAGTTATAACTGGAGAGGTTAATAGAAACATTGTTACAGTTTCTACCGCTCAAACACACGGATTAACAACCGGTCATGATGTTTTTGTGGATATAAATCCTTCGATAGCATCTACATTTACTGTCAAATATAATGACTTTAATAGAAGAGTGATAATAAATCCACAATCATTCGATGCGACTGGAATTAATACATTAACAAATTCAATAACAATTAACAATCACGGATTTAAAACAGGACAAAAAGTTCTACACACATCATCTGCACCAGCTGGTGGTCTAGTAAATCAGAACGAATATTTTGTTGTAAAGGTTGATAACAACAATTTTAAACTGTCCACAAGTTATTATAATTCAACTCAACTAAAACCATCAATCGTTGGCATTTCTAGCACATCTTTTGGTGTTATCTCTCCAGTCAATCCACCAATAGAAGTTTATAGAGATTCTACTGTAACTTTTGACTTAACAGATTCTTCACTATCATATCCAAATCAAGGAACAATTTATCCAGCTTTTGAACTGAATTTTTATCTAGATGAAAACTTTACTAGAAGATATGATAAGAATTTTGATAGTTCCACATTTGAAGTTCAAAAAACTGGCACTGTTGGTGTAGATACCTTTGCGAAAGTAACGTTATCCGTTAATAGCGATACTCCTTCAGTTTTATATTATAGATTAGAACCACTGTCAGATGCACCATCAGTCAAACAGCAAGTATGCATTGATGATGAAGTATTGTTCAACAATAGAATTATACCTAAGGTTAGTGTTTATAATGGAAAACATAACATTACCATTGCTTCCACAAATTCATTCACATACACATTAAAAGACTATCCTGAGCAGGGTTCTTATATTTCAACAACCTCTTCTGCGGTTCTTAGATATGAAACTGATTGTGTACACGCATATGGTCCTATTACTGAAATTGAAATAAAGAATGGTGGAAGAAACTATTATTCTCTTCCAGGAATTTCATCAGTTAATAGTGGAATTGGATCTGGAGCTATTCTAGAAGTTTCTAGTAAGTCTATCGGCAAAATTAAGAACCTAAAGATTAAAAATATCGGTTTTGATTTTCCATCAGATAACACTTTAAGACCAAGCACGGCTCTTCCACAGATTGTAAAAATTGATCCTCTTTCTTCATTTGAATCGGTTGGTGTAACTTCATTTGGAAAGGGATATACTTCACCACCAAAACTATTAGTATTTGATGGAAAAACTAAAGAACTAATGTCCGATGTTGATTTGAAGTATACTCTTGGTAATAATCAACTAACAATATTAAAGAATACATACGGAATCAACAAAGTAAAACCAACAATTCTACCTATCCAAAATTCCAATGGGGTGGGGATTGGTAGCATCCGTTATAATTCTGTGACAAAGGATGTTGCGGTAACTCTTGCCGTTGGATTTAGCACCGCAGATTCATTCCCATTTGCTGTTGGTGATAGGGTATTAATTGAAAATGTTAGTGTTGGCGTCGGATCAACCGGTAAAGGTTTCAACTCAGAAAATTATAATTACAATTTATTCGTTCTTACTTCTGTAGATGAAAATAGAGGAGGAATAGGATCGGTAACATACAGCTTATCTGGATTCGTTAATGATGGTGAAATAGTTGGATTATTCAACGATGCAAAATCATCTGGACGTATTATTCCGGAAAAACATTTCCCAATATTTAATCCAGTATTAAAAACTAATAATTACTCTGTTGGAGAAACTGTAAGGTCACTATCATCATCTTTCACCGGAAAGGTTGAAAGTTGGGATCCAAAAAATACAATCTTAAAAGTTTCATCAAAAGAAACATTTAAGAGAGGAGAAATACTGGAAGGTTTATCATCAAAAACTCAAGGTATAGGTTCTTCAGTATCAAACTTCGATTCGCACTTAGATTATTCTGCAGAATCTAAAGTTTTTGGTGGATGGCAAAATAATTCTGGATTCCTAAATGATAACTTACAGAGAGTTCAAGATAGTTTCTACTATCAGAATTTCTCATATTCACTAAAATCAAGAGTAGATTATGACACTTGGAATGAAGTTGTTGGTTCTCTAAACCACACTCTAGGATTTAAAAAATTCTCCGACTATCAATTAGAATCGTTACCACGGAATTCTGGTTCTGTTGGTTTATCTACAGACATTGGATATTTTGAAGTTATTAGTGATTTAGTTGGATTCGGAAATTTGAACTGCGTATATGACTTTGATAACGTCAGAGAAAATTCAATCAACATTAATGGCAAAACTGTGTCTGATGAAATTATATTTGCGAATAGAATATTGACAGATTATGAAGAATCTGTAGGAAACCGTGTTCTATCGATTGATGATTTGTCCTCCCAGTTTAACAGTAATCCAAGATCAACAGCATTTAGTGTTGTCAATACGTTTAATCTTTCTGATATAAGAGCTCAAAAATATATTACTTTTGTCACTGACAAGAGATTTACGGCTCAAAGACAATTATTGCTGGTAGATTTAATTCACGATGGTTCATTTGCATATATCAACCAATATGGAAGAATAGAAACTCAGTATGATCAAGGTTCATTTGATTTTTCAATATCAGGAACTGAAGGGCAATTACTGTTCTATCCTGTAAAATCTTCTGTCAATGATTACAATATTACCTGCCTCTCTTATAATCTTGATGATAATTTATTGAGTACTGGATCAACTAGTATTGGCAACATTGCTATTGTAGATACTGATAGTATTGCTCTTAGGGCTGGAGTTTCTACAACTATTGTTTCTATAGCAAATACTTATAGTTCACTTAAAGTTCTTGTTCAGATCACTCCTGATATTAACTATAATGAATTTGAATTTGAAGAGCTTAATATTGTTCATGATGGAACAAACATTGAATTGCTAGAGTATGGTCAACTGACAACTGTTCAAACTCCATTTGCTGCACCTGGACTTGGAACATATTATCCATATTACAGTGGTTCCAACGTAAATGTAGACTTCATACCATCTGCTGGAGTTGGTGTTGGAACGACTGGTGTAATAAACACCATCCTTGTTGGTATTGCAAACTCAGATTACAGTGGAATTGGAACTGTTAATATGAGACATGCAAGACTTGAAGCAAGAACTACAACAATTCCATCTTCTGGATCCCCTGGAATACACACAATTGGTCAATATGAAGATTCTTATGATGCTGCTTACTTTATAGTTCAAGTAGCAGACACAACAAATAATAACTATCAGATGTCTGAAGTGATTGTAGTTGATGATTATATTGCTTCGCTAGGAACTGGTGAAACATATGATACAGAGTTTGGCGTCATTGAAACTTCTTCTGGATTAGGAACTATAGGTACAAGAGTTTCTGCTGCGGGAACTGTTGAACTCATATTTACGCCAAACCCAAGCATTGATACTCAAGTCAAAGTGTATATGAACGCACTTAGACACGAAGATCAAAGTAGAGATGGAATTGATTTCAACAATGGAACGATTGAAACATTCTTCAGCGATTATACTGGAACAGATAGAGACATCAAGAGATCTTTTGAATTAAAGCATAAGAATTTCCAAATATTTGAAAGATATTTTGTAGGTAGTGCATCAAGTGTCGTAAATGTCTCTGAAAACACTATCGTAATACCAAATCACTTCTTCGTAAGTGGTGAAAATGTTGTTTATTATTGTGCTGGAGCAGGAACAACTCAGGCAATTGGAATTGGAACAACAACACTATCTGGAGTTGGTTCTACTGACAGACTAACACCAGGAATTACAACTAGTTTGTATGTTGTTAAAGTAGACAATAACAAAATTAAACTTGCTACAAGTGCCGAAAAAGCACTCAAAATTGTTCCTGAGACTTTAGATATTACTAGCGTTGGAATTGGAACGTCTCATAGATTTGTATCCACTAACCAAAATCCAAAAGTAATAATCTCTCTAGACAATATTATTCAATCTCCAGTAACAAATACTGATATTACTACAACATTGGCACAGTCTGTTTCTCCAATAGATGATGTTATCAAATTTAGTGGAATTACATCATTCTTTGGGTCTGATTTAATCAAGATTAATAACGAAATCTTAAAGATTGAATCGATTGGTATTGGTAGCACAAATACAATCAGAGTTCGTAGAAACTGGTTAGGAACACCTTTAGTTGGACACTCAACTGGAGATACTGTAACCAAGGTTGTTGGAAACTATAACATTGTAGATAATACCTTGACATTTAGTGAGGCTCCTTATGGAAATACTCCATTAGCAGCAAGTACAAATCCTCCAGATGAGAGGGACTGGATTGGTATATCAACATCTTCATATTTTGCGGGTAGAACTTTCCTCCGTTCTGGAGTAAAAAATACTGTCGATGAAACTTACACACAAAACTATATTTTTGATGATATATCATCAGGTTTTGATGGAACAAATAGAACATTTACTCTCACGTCAAATGGTTCAAATGTAACAGGAATAACAACTAATACGGTAATTCTTATTAACGATGTTTTCCAGGGAAGAGGTGCTATTTTTGATTACTCCATAATAGAAAATGCTGGCATTTCATCAATAACTTTCGTCGGTTCAGCAGTTTCTGTTACATCGGATATAAACACCTCAAATGTACCTATTGGTGGAATAATTGTTTCTGTAGGATCAACAGAAGGATTTGGATATCAACCTCTTGTTTCTGCAGGGGGAACTGCTGTAGTATCCGCTTCAGGAACAATTCAATCAATTAGTATTGGAAATAGCGGATCTGGTTACAGAGCAGATACCTCTTATGAGATACTTACTGACGTTTCTTCACCAATTGGATCGGGATCTACACAAATTTACATAAACAATAAGAATAGTGTATTTGCATTACTAAATCTTCTAAACAGTGGCAGTAACTGTACGATAGGGATTGGAACTTTTAATATTCCTACTACTATCGTTTCGGTTGCCTCCACATACGTCAATATTGGCATAGGAAGTACTGGTTCTTATGCAATACCTTCTGGAACCCAAGTTAGTGTTAAAATTTTAAATCCACAAATTGGGGTAGTTAATGTCAGTGTTGGTGAAAGTTCTGTTGGGGTTGGAACAATCACCCATATTGGATTTGCAACGGTGATTGCTGGTAGTATTTCAACCTCCGTAACAATAACAAACCCAGGATCTGGTTATACATCAACAAATCAACCATTTGTATTAGTGGATGATCCAGATTCATATTCAAACATGCCATTAATTTACAGTTCAACTTCATCTGGAGTTGGTACTGGTGCAAAAATTGACATTGTTGTTGGACAAGGTTCAAGTGTAATTGATTTTGAAATCACCAATACTGGATATGCATTCGAAAATGGAGATGTTTTAACAGTTCCTTTTGGAGGATTGACTGGAATTCCAACAACTTCTGGATTTAATGAGTTCCAAGTAACTGTTCAAAGAGTCTTTACTGACGAATTTACTGGATGGACTTTAGGAGAACTAGAAATATTTGATAATTTTGACGAATTATTCGATGGTGAAACAACTGCATTCCAGTTGACAAAAGATGGAATAGTCAAGTCTATTGTTGCAGGTAAAGGTTCTAATATTGATGTTCAGGATGTAATCCTCGTTTTCATCAATGATATTCTTCAGGTTCCAGGAAAAGGATATGTATTTACTGGTGGAAGTATCATTACATTTACAGAAGCACCAAAAGTTGGTG